CTGTATGTCTCCACCCAGGGCAGCAGCCACAAGCTCCTCATTGTCTCTGATGAAATAGGGTAGTGTCCCTCTTTCCCTGGCACCGTTCATACGATCCTCATTGTCCTGAATCCAGGTGCCGAATACCTCAGGCATTTTTGTTACCTCACCCTCTGGATTGATACCCTCCAGCGGTTCCTGTCCGTCCAGAATGTTATCCAGCATAGAATCCAGGTCTTTCTCGGTTGCCAGAATTGGCTCAGCATAGCAACGGCAATTCGGATGCCAGCCGCCTCTCCACCTCCAGCCCTTTGGGTACTTACCAGCCAGCATATCACAGATATCAGACGTAGGGTGATTGTTGCTCAGCTTGATCTCAATGCCGATCACAAAATCAAGCTGCAGCCACCTCTGGTAATCTGCCTCCCTGTATGCCATATTCGTCTCTGTGCGTGCCAGCCTCTGGGCATTTCTGGCACTGGAGCGATAAACACCCTTGCCAGGGCTGTACTTGCTGGGCTTATCGTCTATCCAGGTATAGAGCCCTGTTTCTGGATCGTACACCCTACGTTTCCATTTCAGTCCATAGATAGGCTTACCGTCCTCGTCCTCTCCGACCTTGTAGCGGAACCTCATGTACCACCTGTCAGGATCCTGGAGATACTGTTTCACTTTGCTTGCAACACGGTTCGCTGGTGTACCCTCACCCAGTGCCAGATCAAGCGTATTCTCCAGCTCCTCTTTGAACTCACCGTTATATTTCCACACCCTCTGAGACAGGTTCAATCCTCCGTCAGCACTCTTGCGAGCAAAGAACGCATCCATAGCCTCCTGATTCCTGGAGAAATACTTTGCAAAATGATGATCCTCTATTGAATCCTTGCCAAATACAGCCCTCACCAGATCGTCCGTGTTCTCATTGCTCTTAAGCCACTCAGAGCGTACACCACCACGGATTGTCTGATACACCTGACTGTACATACGTCTGAAAATCGGTGTCACCTGGTCTGAATAGCCATAATCAGCGAAATTGAACGGCTTGCCTGGTTCCAGCTCAGTGTCTTTAACCAGGTTAATTATTTCATTGAACGCAGACAGATAATGCTTACGCACAGAGAAAGCGTAACTCTCTGTCCTGTTGAATAGCTCTTTCTGGAGCTTTTTGTAATCAAGTTTCTTGGGCTTTGCCATCGTCTTGCAGTCCTTTTCCCTGTGCTACTCCACAACCTGTTCCACCGTAACCTTTCTTACCTCGTACACTGTAGGCAACTCACCAACGTACTCCATATATCCGTCAGCCAAAATCTCCACCGCCTGGAGCTGCCTGTTTCTATCGTCACAGATTTCCTGAGCATCCTCCAAGCTATCATAGGTGATCGTGCTATCCAGGCACTCATTACCAGTGTCCCAGATCGCATAGAACGTGTATTTGCTACGTTTCCTCGTCATACGCTTTCGTGTAAAAGGAGGACAGCGGCTTGATAGTGCGTCAAAATGGGAAAGCCAGCCGTCCTCCAGGTGTCTATTCAGCTGTGCCGAATGTATCAGCCATAGCCTGTGATTTCATAAGCTCTTGCTGCTGCTGGAAAGCCTCAGCCTGTTCCTCTTTGATAAGCTCCAGCTCTTTCTGGGCATCTTTCACCAGATAGCTCATTTCAAGCGTTGTCTGGAGAGACAGACAGCCCTGTCCGTGCTGCTTAAGAATATCATTCAGAGTATCGGAAACGTCCTCTCCGAAAGGTGACTGAAATTCGTGCTGCAAAACGAGCTTATCATACTGTGCCTTGTTCCTGTAGTCCAGGACATTGCCCAGGATTGCTCGCATAATGTTTGCGTGACGGTTCATATAGCCATCGTGTGTTTCCTTTCTCCTGTCCGCTTTGATAACTGCCAGGAGCATTACTTTCTGAATAGCTTTGGCACTCATAGAGCCCAGAGTTTTCATATTCTCAAAGTTGATGTTCGGAGTAAAGGATTTATCCAGAATGTTCTTTTCCAGCCTCTGGTACTCGTCACGCTTGCTCTCGCTTGCCTGATTCCAGGTAAGGTATTCCACCTTGCCTCCGTTCTTAAGGATATACAGCTTTGCCTCCTCCTCCTGTTTAGGGAGACTGTTAAGCACCTCAGCTGTAGCCACCATAGCTGGATTGGAGAAACGATCATTCACGTCAGCATCAACGCTGCCCAGTTTCTCGTATCTGTCACACATAGGCTCCACGCTCTTAGCCTCTGGCTCCTGTTCAAACAGCAGCACAGGGATCTTGCCGACTGGATTAGGCTTGTTCTCAACCTCCCAGCCACGAGCCCCACGTTTACACTTGTAAACCATCTCAGACGTGTAAACGTCCACGTGCTGAACGGTCTTGTTTCCAGCCTCAGTCAGAGTATAGCCCCAGCCAAAAGCCGTAAGCCTACCATACTGGTCTTTGATCGTGTAGAGATCGTCACCATCCTCTTTAGACAGGGTTTTCAGCAGCAGCTCAGGCTTGCCGTCTTTCTGATAGACGTGATAGAGGATGGCTGCAGAACCCTCGGCACCAGCAGCTCGCTTTGCCTCTCTGACGTGGGAGTTGAAACGGCTCTTGCCCAGCCAGGTAAGATAGTTCTGGTAAGCATCGTCCGTTCCATCGCTACCCTGTATCCATTTCACAGGTCTGCCATACAGGAACACCAGTGCGATCTCATTGATATACTCTTGCCAGCTTACAGGGATTTTCCAGCGTTTCTGCCAGCGTAGAAAATTGCCCTTTTTGTCATAGATAGCCCTGTCAGCACGATTCATCACATCGTGCGTGTCAAGGTGATAATTCTTTAGATTGTCGGCTGCAATACCTGAGTGATCGTGCATATAGCTCAGAGCCCTGGTAACGTCACCATTGCCCAGGAGCTGTTCAAAGTCTTGCTGGTACCCTACAGCCGCTTTAACCTCATTGGTAATTAAGTTCAAAAGTCCCATTTCTTTGCGTTTTTAGATTCCAGGGTTTAATATAGATTCTATATTGTCTGGTATTTCAAGGTTCTCGTTAATCAGATAATCAATAGCATAGTTTGTGATATCCACCAATTCATCGTGAGCTACAGCTGGAAAGTTTGTTACCTGGTGCAAGTAAGCCTCGTTCCATTCACCCTCCACAAGCCAGACACGTCCACACTCAATTTTGGCACTGTTCGCATTTGCACGAACCTCCTTACTCTCTGTAGGAGGATCTGTCTTTGTCACATTCAGGGTTGTCTCCTCCTGGAGCTGATCCACCACTGAGATACCGTTTGCCTTTGGCTCTATACGGATTGTTGAGCTCTCCGTGTAGCCGTTTGCCATAACATAGTCAGGTATCCAGCGGATAAGGTCTGGAAAGTTTTTGTACGCTGTGGTTGCATCCATAATGTACATATTGTTTCCAATCCTACAGGCTGCCAGGATTCCGTTGGGATCATTGTTGCTGTCCCTGGTGTACGCTGTATCCAGAAAGAAATGAACCACGATATCCTTACGCTTGATACCAGCAAAAGCCACCTGGGAGATCTTTTTGAACCACTTTGTCTGCCAGATATTACCACCCTGGACGGACGGATGCTGCTGGTAGAGGGCTGCAAAGGTGCGAGCTGAACGTGTTTCCATTGCTTTCAACCTCTCCAGACTATGCCTGTTACCCCACAGCGGCTCTCCGACCTTTCGGATATCCTCTGGGTTGCTGTCATCCTCTTTGATAGCTGGGAGGCAAACCACCACCCACTCACCAGGCTCTTTCTTAAGGATACGTCCAGCAAGATCATCATCGTGCCAGCGTGTCATAATCAAAAGCTGCCTACTGTCATTGTGGAGACGTGTCAGCAATACGTCCGTGTACCAGTCCCACACCCTGTCCCTGTAGTTCTGTGAATATGCCTCTATTTTGTCCTTTACAGGATCGTCAATAATAGCTATATCCACAGGAGTACCAGTAAGACCACCAGTTACACCCACTGCCTTGAAAAAGCCGCCAGCGTTGGTATTGAAAAAATCCACATTACGGATCAGTCCACCACCACCCCTGGAGGGCAAGCTGCTGTTCGGAAACAACTCCAGATATTCTGGGCTGTCCATTATCAGCTGGATAGAACGTGAAAAGCCCTCAGCCAGGTCAGAACTGTAGGAACAGCCAGCGATCTTTAACGTTGGATCCTGTCCGAATGCCCAGGCTGGGAACTTACGAGAAACGATCTCAGACTTACCGTGCTGTGGAGGGACAAAGATCATAAGTTTCTTGATCTCTCCACGGAACAGAGCCTGGCACTTATCAGATATCAGAGTATGGAACCACTGCCTGTCATAGGATGGATTGGTGTAGTTCAGGAACTGAGCCAGGTTGCTCCTGGATGCGTTCTTGAATTTCTGCTTAAGCAGTTGCAGTTTCCGCTGCTGTAACTCGTACCTCTCCATATCGTCTATTTCTTAAGCTGTGCCTCCAGACGTGCTATCTCCGCATCCAGCTCCTCCTCGGTCATTTCCTCTGTACCTGGTAAGCTGGTGACGTTGGTGTTAATCGTCTCAACCGCCTTGCCGAAAATCCTGTCAAACAGCATTTCCACCGTAT